GCCTGAGTACCGCGCCAAAGCAAAGCAGCAGGCTTTCTCATACTGGCCGCGCTCTACCAGGTAGTTCAACAATGTGTCGGCCTGCTCATCTGATAGCACGGTCTTTTCCCTTGTTGGCTCATTGACCGGGTTCTCAATCTTGCGGATGATTGACCGGAAGTTAGGTAGCTCATCATCCAAGATCGCCTCAATGTAGTTACTCATGGAAGAAAGCGTACTCTTCAGCCGGCGCACACGAGCGGGAGAGTTCTCGTTGTTCCTCAGCAGCCAGTTCTGATAGGACACGATATCCCGCTTGCTAACCTCTGGGAAATATTTATTGTCTGCATTTTGAAGCACCCACACAAAGAAGATATACAGGTCGCTGGTGTAGGCTTTAACAGTAGACTCCGCCTTGCCGACAGAACGTAGATACTCCAAAAAGTCATTCATCAGCCGAATGCTCTTAGGATTGATCTGTGCGATCAGCTCAGGCGATGTGATTTTGTTTTGCTTCGTTTTTCGTCCCATAACTCTCACCTCCTCAACAAGAAAAAGCCGCGCCTTTTTCAGGCGCGGCTCTAAAAATGGTTAGCAAATCAGAGTTTCATTCTGTTATGTATAGTGGGGCCTCTCTCCGCCCTCTACCGCATACCTCATCCAGTCCAACATGACAATTCCAACGATTGACAAGAAGAACCATAGGAACGCAAACTCGGGGCAGATTTGTCCCATAACGTTCCCTGGCAAATGAGAATAATCCCACACGCCTAAATTGAGCCACACATTCAGAATAACTCCCGCAACGAACTCGACCACTGTAATTGCAACAGTACAGATACACGCTTGTCCAACCAGTGGCATTTCCCAAGGAAGCTCGGCCCCAAACCTCTCCAAAGGAACAGCCAGAATAATCGCCAGTAAGAACATCGTCCAGCTGATTGACTCCGGCCTACCCTGAGAGGTTTTCCATGCAACCTCCAAGAAAAAGTATACTCCTCCCGCCCACATCCATAGAAGCATAGACAGAACCCATTTGCTTATACTGCTCCTATTCATTGCGCATCACGTCCTCCAATTTTTAATGGTATCGTACAACTTATTCAGATGCTCCATGTCTTCCTTTTTGATTACCTCTACACCAAGCTCTTCGAGCGCACGAGCCTGTGCCTTGATAACCTCTGACTGATAAGCACAAATGTTTGTCAGATCTGAGATAAGCAGGTCAAAATTCATGCGTTGCCACCGAGTCGCGCCACGATAGCGTTCATCTGGGTCTGAGCAACACTCAGCTTTTCCGCTACCTCAGAGGCATATGGATCGGGGAGAGTCATACCGTACTGCACCGCCGCAATCTGCTCCACATCGTCCAAGCCCTGCACATACGCCTTCAGCGCATTGTGATAGGTGGTCTGAGTGGTGATGGCAGTCTGAGCTGCAATGTAAATCTGGGCAATCTCCTGGGCATTGTAGATACGGCACACACCACCGTCTGCCTGATAGGGGAACTCGGTGCCGCCCAGCTCTACCACCCGGAACAGGTTAGCAATGTTGCTTTGATCCTCAATACTCAGATTGAAATGCACTGGGCCATCCGCCAGCTCCAAGTCAATGCCGGACACAATAACCGCATTGCAGGCCGCAGAGATTTCAGCAACCTTTGCCGCCCGGATAACCTCAGCTGACTTATCAGTTCCGATAATCTCAACCGCATCCTCAATGGTGATCCACTTCCTTGCTACAGCGTTCAAAAGTCCGCTGGCACTCACCGCTGGGGTCAGCCCATTCTGGCCGTTCTGATACAGGATATTCAGTCTCTCCTTCATCTCTCATCCCTCCAATACCGTCTGAATCAGCTCGTTAATGCTGTCCTGTTGATTAGCAATTACTACGCCGCCGTCGATCTTCACAATCATCACAGTCGCAACTGCGCCCGGAAGTTCCTCCCTACCAAGAATATGATACGGCGTACTCTGGATAGCAATACCCTGAGCCTCATCCTCAGTAGCGGCCACGTAGCAGCCATTTGTGTGCATACGAATAAAGACGGGATCGCCCACGTATGCCATTACCGCGTTATCTTTGATAACCTGATACATACACCCACTTCCTTTCTCAAATCATGATAAGTTCCTTGATATGCTGCAAATCCTCAATAGGAGCAGCATAGAACTCACAGTTCCAAAGCCAGAAGTCCTCATGCTCAGTCATACGGTACTTTTGGCAGAGTTTATCTTCCCACACCCTATCCCACCTGGCCTGATAATTCTTGTTTCTCTTGACCAACGTGGAGATAATTTCAATGGTTAGCTTTCCGCGCTCTTCTCCACATCCATCATCATTCTGAGCAAAGTGATCCAGACCATTCTGACTGTTCACTGCACACACAGGGTTTCCGTTCCACAGTAGGCAACCGCCCTGTGCTTCCAAGTGCGTTCCATAGGGGATATTCACATTGCCGCTGATACCCAGGAATCGTGCCCGCTTTTTTGCAACATAATTTTTGTACTCCACAGAAAATTCCTCCAAGCATAACAAAACGTCTGAAGCATATACTTCAGACGTTCGTTGATTTCAGATATTTAGGCTGTCTGTTTAAGCAATTTCGGTTGCTCTTGCTGCCTGTATTTGTTGAACAGAGCATAATGTAGCCGCCGCAACCGAAGAAGCCGTCCATGATCGTTGTAGTTTCGGTAATATGCCGTTTGGCACTCCATGAACTGGTCAATGTCAGCAAGTGTACGCTTGCCCTCCAAATATTCACGATGGAACAGTTTTAGCTTGCGTCTGGCGCTCTTCATTCCGCCACGGTTGCCGTTCATCTTGATTTTGCCTGTCTCTGTCAAGGTGAACCTTGCCTTGCAGAAGCGGAAACCCTTAGAGCTGGAAAGCGGAACAATCTTGCATTTGCGTCGATTAACACGGATGCCATAGGACTCCATCATTGCCACAATATCACGAGCAATCCTTTTCAACTCATCAATATCTGGCAAAATCACATAGTAATCATCCATGTAATGGCCGGCGCAATGGATTCCAAGCTGACACTTGATGTAATTGTCAATAGCGCTTGGGAGCGCCACCATCTCTTGCTGGCTCGGTTCTACTCCCAGTGGCATACCACGACCAGGTGCCGTAGCCGGTGCCGTTCTGACAATGTAATCCGCAAACGCCCGGACTTCTGGGTTCAACATCACTTCACTGTGTCGCTGGTATATCAACTGACGGTTAGCGTTCGGGAAAAATTTCTTCAAGTCCATAAGGAACACTGC